TGTGCGGGTCGGCAAGGCCATGCATACTGGGGATCAAGTTGGTGTAGTAGTACACTCCCTCCCTATTACCAAAGAAATTGGTGATGCTCTTGGAATCCAGTCTGACCGTGAAGGATGGGTTGTCGCATACAAAGTATTCGATGATGCAGTCTGGGATATGGTCAAATCTGGGGAACTCGCTGCGTTCTCTATAGGTGGACGTGCTATGAAGGAGGAAATCTAACTTGCCTAATCTCCTAAAAAACTTGCACCTTGAAGAACTTTCCCTCGTGGATCGTCCAGCCAATGCTCAGGCAATGGTTAGTCTCTTTAAGCGTGACAATTCCGATGAGGAAATTACTAAAATGAATGAAGAAATGGAAGCCAAAGTAAAGGCGTACATGGAAGATAAAGCATGTGGTAAAGAAGAAGCTATGAAGGCTCTTGGTTACGACATGGAAAAGGCTGAAGAAGTTGTTGCAGAAGAAGCTGAAGTTGCTGTTGAAGCACCAGAAGCTGAACTTATCGACATTGAAGCTCTTAAAGCTGACATCGCTCGTTTCACTGCTGAGAATGAGAAGCTCCGTAAGGGTCTTATTGACGCAGGTTTCGTTATCACTGCTGAAGCAATCGAAAAGAAAGCTGAAGTCGAGATGATGGAAGTCGAAGGTGAGATGGTCGTTAAGTCTGACATCCCCGCCCCAGTTCTTAAAGCACTTGAAGCTGCTGATGTAGCCAAGCGTGAACATGAAATTGAAAAGGCTGACATTGAGTTGACCAAACGTGCTGGTGAAACACTCCCACACTTTGCAACCGATGTAGCCAAGTCTCTCGTAGCTAAATTCTACGAAGATGAAGCAATTATGGAAGCTCTCAAGGCCGCTGATGCAGCTTTTGAAGCAGCCATGCAAGAATTTGGTAAGTCTGACGTAGACGGCGAGTTCGCTACCTCTGCCGACAAGCTAGATGCTCTCGTGAAGTCCTACATGGACGAAAACCAACTGAAAAAGAGTGAATTTGCCAAGGCTTATGCTGCTGTAGCAAAGACCGATGCTGGTAAAGCACTCATCAATAAATCCTACAAAGGGGAATAACAATGGCTGTTATGCAATCTCGTGATAACCGCACCGAAATCGCTGGTGCTGGTGGTACTACTCAATTTAAATTCGTAACTCTCGACGCTGGTGGCGCTGTTACTGTTGCTGGCGCTGCTGGTGAACAGGCTTATGGTGTATGCTTGGCTGGCGCTGCTGCTGGTAACGCAACTACTATCTGCGTATCGGGCAAAGTTATGGTAACTGCTGGTGGCACTATTGCTGCTGGTGACGCTGTTCAAACAGACGCTGCTGGTGATGCACTCACAGCCGCTGCTGGTGATGTTGTTATGGGTTATGCCAAGGAAGCTGGTGTCGATGGTCAAATCATCGCTATTGAGCTTATCCAAGGCGGTAACATCGTAGCCTAACCCTAATAACAAAGCATTTAAAGGAATATTATAATGCCTCTTTTGACACCATCTAACGTACATATCGACGCACCACTGTCGAACTTGACACTTGCGTATGTACAAGAACAAACTAACTTTGTTGCTGACAAGGTTTTCCCAGTTGTAGGCGTTCAGCGTCAGTCTGACAAGTACTACATCTATGACCGTGCGAACATGAACCGCTCTGGTGACGTTAAGAAACTTGCTCCACGCACAGAAGTAAACCGTATTGGTTTGCAGTTGTCCAACGACAGCTACTATGCTGACGTATATGGCCTCGGCATGGACTTCGATGAGCAGACACTTGCTAACGAAGATGCAATGTTGGAAATCCGTGCTGCTGGCGCACAGACACTTGTCAACCGTGTTCTGATTGAGCGTGAAGAGCAGTTTGCTTCTTCCTTCTTCGCTGCTGGTATCTGGGGTACAGACGCTACTCCATCTAACTTGTGGTCTGACTACACAAACTCCACACCAATCACTGATGTGACTACTGCTCGTCGTACCATGCAGCTTAAGTCTGGTGGCTTCAAGCCAAACACAATGGTTATCGGTAAGGAAGTTCGTGACATCCTCATCAACCACCCAGATGTGCTTGCACGTTTGAACGGTGGTGCTACTGTTACTAACACAGCACTCATCACAGATGCCAAGCTGGCTGAAATCTTTGAGGTAGAGAACTTCTACGTCATGGAAGCTGTGAAGAACGGTGCTGCTGAAGGTCTTGCAGAAGCTAACGCTTTCATCGGTGGTAAGAACGCACTCTTGGTTCACACACCACGTACATCTGGTCTGATGACACCTGCTGCTGGTCTGACCTTCGCATGGAACAACATTCCAAGCGTAAACAACCTCGGTATCACTGTTGAATCCTTCTCGGACGATGCACTGAAGCGTCAGCAGGTTGCAGAGCATATCCAAGTTAAAATGGCATACGACATGAAAGTTGTTGGTGCTGACCTTGGTTACTTCTTCGAAAGTGTTGTAGCTTAAGCTACCTCACGACTAAGATAACGGTGGACCCTGAGCTTAGGCTTGGGGTTCAACCCAACTAATAAAAGAACATAACAGTATCCTACATATAATGGAGTAGTCCTATGCATCCCACATACTTGGGTTGGCAGGTTGATTGGCCTGT